ATTGATTATTATCGATACATCAGAAAACCGTGATCATTCATGTCTATCGCTGTAGATGTTGACTCGCATGATCTTGTTCGCTCCGTTTATGTTGCTTGGACTCGTAGCGTTCGTCGTAGCTGTACTATCTCTTCTGAGATCTGCATGGACGAACCGCGACTTCTTGACGTCTACCTACCACTATTGGGCCTTCCTTTGCCTCCTTGCGAGGTATGTGAGAGCCCTATGGAAGAGTCGGTCGCATCACTTGCTAGCATTGGAATAATGGTGTTCATCACTGTCTTCCTTTCTGTGCTTGTCATGCGGCTCCTTTGGTGGGTATACGCGAGAATCACCTGTCCGTTTGGAAATGGCCTAGTTAGCTGGTACATTTCCACGTTAATGCGGTTGGTTAAGCAACCACTGTGTTCCCGTGTTGTTCGTCATGCGTTCAATTCATCTGTGACTGTAAAACCATATGTGTCTGCCGCGGCTCACACTCATTTTTTGAGTGCGGCCACGCGCAGTGCAGGGTCTGCACAGATTGATTTGTTCGCTAAAACCATTGGCAAAGTTCCTTACTATGCTCAAATGGCACCATCTGACTCGAAGCATGGTCGTATTGGATCCCGCTCTTACCACTGGGGCAAGGACCTTGCTACTTCTGCCGCTGAGTTTAATCCTGGTCCCAATGACATAGTTGCCATGGTCGATGTCGACATGTACATAGATATTCCTAGTCTATTAGCCACTTACCCCCGGTCGTATGTTATTTCAACATTTCAGCCCAGCAGTGTCGCTGCAACCCGTCCTGAGTACTCTTACACGTTTGATTCGAAATCACGTGTGACATACCGTGTGACTGGTGGCGCCACTTATGAGCATGAAGTTTGGAATTACGGTACTGACGTCTTAACTACAACGACGTCTATGCCGTTTACACTTGGGTTGGTTAAACAGACTGTTGCTTATAACATTGATCGCCGTCGGTTGTCCGATGATCACCAGTTAGTGTTGTTGACCCCTATTAAGGTGGTCTACTCCCCGTTGCTGTCTCTTGCAAAATACTTAGGTAGTTGTACCATCAAGCGTTACGAATTGGCTTCCGGCCCGTTTTTACGTTTAGATGTTATGTCACCTGATGGACTCATGCGGTCCACAGGTAAACCTGGGTGTTACCATGAGGCTACTATTCCCGCACGTGTCGACGACGCTATTGCATCAACTGCGTCGTTGTCTAAGGTTGGTTTGAGCATTGCACAAGTTAAGACCATTATCGGAAATGATGATGTGTCCTATGCCACTGTGCTTGCTGAATACCACCGTTACGCGTGCGAGCTTGAGCAAGGAGAGAAACCAGACTGTGTCTTCCCAGTGTCCGAATCGGTGTTTAGGTACCAGTTTGGGCATAAGACATACGACCCTGAGGCTAAGCCAAGCCTCAAGCCATTTATGTCGCCACTCATTATGGAATGTTATGCTCCTGATCACTGTAAGTCTAATGACCAGGCAGCTGTTAAAGGACGCATTCTTGATGTCAAACCTGACGTCGAGATGACCCCCTTAATGGTTGATCTAATCGGTGAATTTGTTGAATTGTTGGTTCCTGACCTCCACTCCGCTCATCCTGTTGATTTCGATACTGTCTTTGCAAGGCAGCCTCGTCCTACACAGCGTATGATACTAGAGAAGGCAGGATTGTCCACACACATTACATCTACCGACCATATCACCATTAAGACATTCCAGAAAAGTGAAGCATATGGCAAGATCAGTGATCCCCGCATCATCTCAGAAATCCCCGGTGTTGCAAAGCTGCATTACAGCAGATATACTTATTCTCTCGCTGAGAGACTTCGTGAACTACCGTGGTACGCGTTCGGCAAGACACCCCTTGAGGTAGCTGAACGTGTGGTTGAAATTGCACAATCGGCAGACAGCATCGTCAATACGGACCTATCTAGGTTTGACGGTCGCGTGTCTGTTATATTACGTGCCCTTGAGACCGCTGTGATGATGAGGTACTTCGCAGTTGAATACCATGGAGAGTTGGCAGAGTTGATGGCGTCGCAGCACACACAGTTGGCTGTGACACGTCATGGAGTCAAATATGAAACCGGTGAGGCCAGATGTTCTGGATCCGGTGAAACTGCTGACTTCAATACTTTTGACAACGCTTTCATGGCTTATACAACGCTGCGTCGTACTTGTATTAACGGTCGCTTTTTGTCAAAGCAGGAAGCTTGGGATGGATTGGGCATTTATGGTGGCGATGATGGAATCACTGCCGATGTCCAAGCAGGACTGTACATATCGTCGTGTGCCATGGTTGGTCAGAAACTCGAGGTTGAGGAGATCAAACGTGGTGATTACGGCGTGACGTTCTTGTCCCGCTACTATTCCCCCCAAGTCTGGCATGGTGAGCTAGACTCTATGTGTGACGTCCGCAGGCAACTGTCCAAGTTACATGTAACAGTCGCGTTGCCCCCAGATGTCACGGCTTATCAAAAGCTTGGTGAAAAATGTTCGTCGTACGTGTTATCAGACCGCAATACACCTGTACTTGGTGAAATCGCATCAATGGTTGTTGACTGCTTCCCGCAACACTGCCCCACTAAACTGGGTCAGGGTGAGATGAGAAGAGTCGGCTACTATCATGCGCTGAATTGTGAGCTCTCGAATCAGTATCCTAACAACGACACCGGCTGGATGGAAGATGCCTTTGTGAAGCAGAATCCCTTGTTTGATCTTCGTAAGTTCCGTAAATGGATCTCTGAAGTGAAACAAGGCAATGCTGCTCTATTGTCTCCCCCATTCTGTGAGCCTGAGTCTGTAGCTCCAGTCGGACGCCAGGACGTTGTGGTTAACGGTGATAAGATCGCCCCACCCAATGTCAAGTCTGACAAAGTGTGTAAATTTGTGCTTGCTGACGGGTCTTGTAAATTTGGACCCAAGTGCAAGTTTTCACACAAACCACAAAGTGTTGTGGTCGATGTCTGCCGCGACTTCGCTAGAGGCAAATGCAAATTTGCTGACAAGTGTAAGTTCAAGCACATCGTGGCCTAAGGGCCTAACGATGGGAACAACGCGGGGTGTACTTGGGCCCCGCTGCAGTTTTCGTACTTTTGTTGTCTCCCACATCTAAAATTGCAAATATGTCTACACGCACTGCTACTCCGTCTTCTCCTCGCGCTATGTTTATGGGCCGCATGGCCCATAACATTGATAAGTCCATCCACTCCAAAGTCTCTCTGCCCACACTGCAGCGACTGTCCAACTTGAACGAGATTCTTAATGATTGTCTTGTACACGACGAAAGTCGTCTATTTAAGGCTACTAAGGCTACGATTCAGGGGACTGTCACTGCTCTTGGCGGTATTGACTTTGTCGAGAAGGCTTATCTGCTGCGTCACGTCACCACTGGTTCCACTGTTCTTGACTACACTCCTGCACATCCATTGTGCCACATTTGTCTCAAGACTGAAGGTCCCGCTGGTTGTTCTGTCCGCAGTAAGTCGCCTACGTCACAGACTGTGGCACGCATGTCAGGCAAGCGTCCGTTTACTTCTATTCTCTCCGTCCCAGCTCCACCGCTGGTTGGCATTGAACTCAACCCAGGTCCTACTCCTGCGGCTCGGGCTCGTGCCCGCCAACGTCGAAGAGAGAAGAAAGCTCTGCAGCCCCAACCACCGGTGTTAGCTAATTATGGTAACACTGGTCGAAGGCCAAAGAACTCTTCTTCCTCTTCAAGCACTGCTCCGCGTACCACCTCACAGCGTAAAGGTGCTACTGGTAAGTTACTTGTACAATATGAGCGCGCTTTACTTGACCCATTCAATAACCAGAGTCCCCCTCTGGGTTATGGTGTGCTCTACCCTCTTGTACAAGGTACTGTCTATGGCAATGCTGCCCTTGGTGCCTCAGGCACAGTTTACTACACTGTCGTTGCGTTGTTTCCCTGGAATATTACTAATTCCGGTACAACTAACAACAATTTGTGTACTTATACTGGTCTGACTGGTTCCGCCGGCAACGCTCTAACGACTTATACTTTCAGTGGTGCCCCTTTTACCAATGCTGCTAGCGTCAACTGTGTTACTGCCCGACTCAAAGCAAAAGCACTACGTGTTCAGGCTACTTATGCCTCCACGTCTATTGCTCCTATTTGCTGGGCCGGCCAGATGTACGCTACCCGCACTGCGTTTGAAGCCATGAGTGTCAATGGCCTCATCTCGCACCCTCGCTCTAAGGTTGTTTACCCCAGCAATGCTGGCTTCTATTCTATACAAGTTGCACACCTTCCCGAGGACGAATCGTCATTCCAACTTAATACTTCACAGGCTACTGGTTCATCAGGTAACCAACCCATCCTCTTTGTTCTCATCGCTGGAGTCCCCAACGTTGCCATTCAGACTGAATACATCGCTCAGGCTGAAGTCAACAGAGGTGCTCTTCAGGGTGACTTTGAGGAGGATGGTGAACCTATTCCTACATTGTCTGATGAAGTCATCGACCCCTTCACTCTTATGAAGCGTGGTATTAACCTTGCGTCGAAAGCTATTTCGATGCCGGTTACGATGGCAAGCTCTGTGATTGACAATCTCAATCGTCTCTCTGCAGGTCGTTCATCTATTGCAGATAGTATCGCCCGTGCGTC